CGAATAGAACCGGTGAATCGAGCGACCGTCGCGTGTGCGGTGGTTGAAAGTCGGGCGGCTGTCGCCGATCAAAGCGGTCCAGCCATTGTCGGCGCAGTGGCGGTAGACTTCGTAAGCCGAGTAACCGGCATCGATGAAGACGAGGTTCGGATGAATCGTAAAGCGTTCCTGAAGAGAGCGAACATCCTCGAATGTTAAGAGTCGCTCGCTCCAGAGAAGGCGTGATGATCCGTCCGCAGCCCACGAGCGAATGACGGCGAACATGTGGTCCATCTGCACATCGATAGTGAGGATGCGAAGGGGTGCGGAAACGGCGTTCGCTTCGTAGGGGCCCGGGACGATGCGGCCGGATTTGTCGAGAGCTGCCTCGTTCTCCCAAAGTTCGCCCTTCCGGTATCCGGTGCGTTCGATTTCGAGTTTGTAGTCTTCGGTGAATTCACGCCAGGGGATGGCAAGGCGTTTTTGGTAGAATTGCTTGAGGAGCGAGAAGTCGCCCTGACGCGAAACCGCCTTTGCGCGGAGGTAGAGTTCGGCGAGGCGTCCCCAGCCCATCGCTGTAAGTGCGTTCCAGTGGAAGCCTACATTCTCACTCGCCGCCTTCGGGTTAGTCGCAATGAATCGTCCGGTGGCATTGAGTTCGCGGCGTGTTCGGTCGTTGTCCTCGAAGTGGTTGCCGCAGCCTTCACAGACGAGAACGGTCGTTCGTTTAACCTCCTCGTAGTCCCAATTGTTGTGCTCGTCGCGGGCGGACTTGCTCCATTCGATGTTTTCCCATTTGAAGGGTTGGCGCAGCGCGCAACGAGGGCAGGCGAATGTCCAATCACGCTGGTCGGTTGTTTCGTATTTCCGGTGGGTGTCGTCGCCTTCCTCGCCCGCTTGGCTCATGAAGAGGCATTTTCCGAGCCATCCGAAGGCAGTGACGCGTGCTTCGGCTTCGGCCATGTGACCCTGCGGCCAGCGCCAACACTCGTCGCCGATCAGCCATCGGATGGAACGGCGCTGGAGGTTCGTTCGGTTGTGCGCGCCGAGAATCCAAAGCGTCATCCCATTGCGGAAATGGATCGTTGCATTACGTTTTTTGTGACGATCGCGTGGGTAGAGGGAGCGAATGGCTGGGCATTCGTCGAAGAGCTTCTGGAGTCGGGATTCGCTCTGATCACGCGCGTCTTCGTCCGTTTGGTCGAGCCAGAGCGCGGGCCCTGGGAGGTTTGCGATGATGTAGGAAATTCCAATCTCACCGACGCTGGTCTTACCGCACTGGATGGCTGCGATGATAGAAACCAAGCGGATCGATGGATCGACCAATGCTTCCAATGGCTCGCGCAGCCAAGGCGAATTTTGGCTGCGAAATCGTCCAGGGATCGGCGAATACGGAATCGAGGCGATGTGTTCCTCTGCCCACGCCCACGGTGGTCTCCTGTCCGGCGGTTGCCAAACATCCCGCCAAATTCGGTCGAGCTTTGAATTGTGATTCATACGCCCTCGTTAAGCATGGCGGCAAACTCATCCACTGCCTTGGAAAGTTCTTTGCGGATGCCCACTGCATCGAGCCCCGAGAGCACAGGCGGGAGTTCGTTCTCGAGGCGCTTTCGAAGGAGAGCTGCCGCTTGCCCAACATGGTAGGCCCAGCGGGTCTGCACCTCCTCGAGTGGCACATACTCGCCCTGCTTAACGAGAAGCCTGTGTTCGCGCTCCATTACCTCGGCGAGAAGCTTGCGGGCGCGGAGTCCAGATTCTTCGTCTTGAGCGATTGCGCCGCCCCCTTTGAGATTGCGCCGCGACATGAACTCTCGCCAGGCTGCCACCTCATGGGTTCCGTTGGCGTTGGGTTTTGGTGAGTCAGGAAATTTTTTCCACGAATGGATCGCTTGGCGGCTGACGCCGAGGATTTCCGAGAGTTCGTTGAAGTTGGATGCGAGTGCGGAGGCGGTGTTTGGGGAACCAACGGCCATAGCTTGCAGCATCGCCCTCTCGGTCTTGCTTAACTTTCCACCCTCCTGAACACGTTTGATCAGGTTGGTGAAATCGCGATTAAGGAGCTTGCGGGCAACGTCGGGTGGAACTTGTTCCATTTCCGCCAAAGCGGCGCGTCAACTTGAGAACTTCTCCTTTAGCGTAAAAAATCCGTCCTTCGAATTGTAGGGCATGTCTGCGAGTGAGAGAGTGATTTGAGACCAGTTGATCGTGCCGTCACTCTCGAGTTGGATTCCAGCCATGGTGTCGGCGCATCGTTTGGCGTCATTCATGTAGCCAATGAGTGTGCGGTTGGTGCGGCGCGTGAGGAGGATTTCCTGGTTTTTGTGATCGAATGGCTTGTTGAACGCTTCGTAGTTGCCAGCGAGCATGATCATGAGAAGTCCGATGAACTCTTCGTATGTTTGGCAACCTTCGACTGGGATGAGGATCGGCCACTGGGAGGCATCGTGCATGACGAGCACCATGCGTTCCTTGCCATTTACCTTGAGGATGTCGGCGCTCCACGCATCCTCTCGCCCGGCTTGGAGAACGGGCATGTCTTTAAAGCTCAGATTAACGCGCAGCTTCTTGGCAAGTGCCGATGAGAGGTGGAGGATCATCGTCCTTTCGGTTTGTTCTCGATTACCAGCAGGAGCGCTTTGAAACCAAATCCCCGGGGCATGTTGCGGGCGATCTCCCAATTCTGAAGGGTGCGCACGGAGATGCCGAGGCTCTTCGCTGCGTCGTGTTGCGTAAAAGCCCGGCGTTCTCGCCAAGACTTGAGCTTCTTTGCGAAATTTTCACGCTTCATTTTGTCTACTACGCGACAAGCGCAATGATTGGTCAAGAATTGACACGGGTTTTGGAAGCGTGACCGTCCATTGCTCCCACACTGCGCTTGTGAATCCGACCAAGCTGCGTCCCAATCCCGAAAATCCGAACCGGCACAGCGCCCACCAGATTCAGATTCTGGCTGCAGTTATTCAAGAGCAGGGGTGGCGTGCTCCGATCACAGTGAGCAAGCGCAGTGGGCTCATTGTGCGAGGACATGGGAGGCTCGAAGCCGCTATGCTCATGGGCTGCGATGTGGTTCCCGTTGATGAACAGGATTACAAATCCGAGGCGGAGGAACTTGCCGACCTTCTTGCCGACAACCGTCTTTCTGAACTTGCCGAACTCGACGAGGACGATCTGCGCCGAGTGATCGAACGATTACGCGGGGCTGATCCAGAGTTCGATGTCGAACTGACCGGATTCATGGAAAACGAGATCGCGAAACTCTTTGACGAGGAGGAGAGCGCCGAGGACCTCGAAACGATTCCACGCATGGAGTGTCAGGCGTTCGAACACCATGACTACCTCGTGTTCATGTTTCACGACCTACGCGATTGGATGCTCGCGCTCCAACTCATCGGGGTGCGCGAGGTGGATTATTCGATCACGAGAAAAACAAAGAAGATCGGAGTTGGCCGCGTGCTCAACGGAAAGCGACTGATCGATCTCGCACAGAGAGCCAACGAAAATGCCGACAAATCGCAAATTGCAGGGTAGTGAAAGTGGTGTCACGGGCGGTTCATACCCGCCAAATCCGGGTTCGATTCCCGGCCCTGCTACTTTGGACTTTCCTGAACTACGGCCGTTGACGATGCGGTTCGTCATTATGAGTCGTGGTCGCCCACGCTCGATCACAACCCACAGGTTGTTTCCGTCGGCCACGCTGGTTGTGCCTGAATCCGAACTTGCGAGCTACGCGCACATTGCTCTGGAAAAAGTTCCGATTCCTGACGGGTTGAGCGGCGTGAGCGTAGTCCGGAATTGGATCATTCGCCATTTCGACGAAGAGGTCATTGTGATGTTCGACGACGACATTTCGGCCGCCATGTGCATGGTGAGCCTCAAAGTGCGCAAGCTATTGGTCGAGGAAGCTGCAGCAATGGTTGAAAACACAGCCAGGTGCGCGTTCGGTGCAGGCGCGAGGCTATTCGGGTGGCATCAGAGGAGCGATCCAAGGCTCCTGCAGAGAAACGATCCTTTCGGTGTGCACCACTGGGTTGGCGGGGCTGTAGGAGTCATCGGCAAGGCCGTGAAGTGGGACGAGTTGCTCAAGTGCAAGTGCGACATAGATGCCACACTGACCGAACTCATGGAGAACCGGCTTGTTTGGAACGAGGCAAGATTCTGCTTCGCGCAGGAACGCGACAAAAACCTCGGGGGTAATTCGCTTTTGCGCTCCGAGGAACGGATTGCGGCCGAGAAGCGCTACCTCAAAGCGAAGTGGAAAGCGCATATGCGATTTGAAAACTACAAGAGCCAGGACAAGGTGGTTGTCGATGTAAGTCGGAGGCAGTCAGTGGCGCTTGATGCCTGAGTTGGTTGACACGGATTTGCGGGTGATGAAAGCAATCAACTACATCTTTTCCCGCCTGAAAGAGGCGAGCACCTATCGAGGTTTGGCAGTTCTTGGAGCCGCTGTTGGAATCAGCTTGGACCCCTCACAGTGGAACGCGATTGCAGCCGCCGCCGCAGGGATAATTGGACTTGTTGAAGTCTTCCGTAAGGAGAAATCCCAATGAATCCCAAAACCGTTGCTCTCCTGATTGTGTTGTTCGCGTTTGCTGCCGCGATGTTGCTGACAGCATGCTCGACGCTCGGGCTTTCGTTCGAGTCGGAATACGGAAGGTTCACCTATGAGCTGCCGTATGAACTTCCGACCACGGGGCGGACGCTCAAGGACAAATAGGAGACACCCTCAATGCGCCCCCGGAACTGTTTCTGCCATTGTGTTCAACGGGTTAGGATATCTCCATGAACACGAAAAAATGGTGCCAATCCGCGATGGACTCTCCGATCTTTCAGCGAGAGGAAGAGGGCTATGCAACAACCCAACTTAATCCCAACCGGACCCGCTGACATGAGACTGCGAACAATCAGAGGGTATGATTTCTCGGAAGTGTCCTCCGCTATGCAGAAGGCGGTCCGGCGAGGAGAAACACAACTCGCGGGCTACTGGGCGCTGGAACTCTGGGCGAGTGGCTTCGGCAACTACGTGTGGAAGCGGTTGCTGACGATCAGCGCCGAGGACTGTTGGGGCATCATCACGGCGGAAGTGAAGGCGCTCCACGATGGATACGCGCTCATCAACGCGAACATTCCGGCACGCCAGTCACGCGGCCGGATATTCATTTCCAAAGCGGTGATCCTGCTGTCCGAGGCGAAGAAGAGTCGGGATGCCGACCACTTGCAGAATTTGGTTTATGACCAGTGCAAAGGCGTAGATGCGGACCAACTCGCCGACGAATTGCGATCAGCCCCCGAGTATGTGGCGATTCCCGCATATGCCTACGACTGCCACACGAGCCGAGGGAAGAAGGCTGGTAAAACCAAGGCCGAGTTCTTCACGGCCGAACATGCCGCGCTCAGCCCGTTCCAACCTGGCTTGTTCGACCACTTGGTGGATGGGTGAGTTTTTGTCGAGTCAATCCTCCCAATTTTCCAAACGCAATCCGTCCACGCGCTGGAACTCCCTTTGGTTGCGGGTGACCAAAGTAAGGTCTAAAGCAAAAGCATGGCCCGCGAGGAGCAGGTCATATGGGCCGATTACCAGTCCGCGAGACTCCAATACAGCCCGTATCCTCGCTGCTGCCGCCGCTGAATCACAGCCGTATGGCAGGACATGCAGGGGTTCAAGGAAGGCCGAGATTTTTGCGGACTCGCGGGCGGGGTTTGAGCATTTTTCCGCTCCAGCCTGGAGCTCGTAAACAGTGATCACCGAGACAGCGATGTCATCCGGCGAAAATCCCGCGAGATGCTTGGAAACCTTTTTGTTGCCGCGTAGGACCTCCACGCAGGCATTCGTATCGAGCAGATGGGTCACTTTCCAAAAACAGGAGCTGGCGGCAAATCTCCCTGGGGTTGTCTTTCAAATGCGGAGTCTTTGATTTTGACATTTTCGAAATAGCCGTTTGGCCACTTGGAAGGCTTGATTGGCTCAAGCAAAATCCCGTCGCCCCAGCGGCGAATCTTGGCCAATCGACCTGGCATCCGGAATTCCTTTGGCAAGCGGACGGCTTGAGACCTGCCATTCATGAAAATCGTGGTTGTCATATCCGATATATCCCTTTGGAGGCCTCCGAAGTCAAGGCGTATTGGGCTTCATGGACTTCTCCCGCCTGAATCATTTCCGGTGCCAACATTAGGCCGCTGCGCAAAATGGTGAAAAATATGGTGTTCAATACTGATGGACACACGCGATGGCGGTGGACGAGGCCAAGGGGGATGAAAACAAACATCACCCAACGCAGCGAATACGTCGGAACGTTCACCAAGTCGACGGGCGAAGCCCGCACGATGCGGTTCACGACTTCCGAAGCCAACCTCAAGAAGTGCGGACTCATCACGGTTTATGACGTGGAGAAGTGCGGATTGAGGAAGTTCAACCTCTCAACCCTTATCGGAAGAATCGCCATGGTGTCGAATACCCATGCGCTTTCTTTTTGCCGCTGAACTACGCGAGTCACGCACTATGAATAACCTTGTTCAATTTATCACAGCGGGCAACGCGCTGTTCACGCTTGAGAACACAGCCACTGGCAATCGCTTCACGTTCCGCGTGAGGCAGCCGGGAGACGATAAACCGCACTTCGTGAGCGTTCTCACGGGAGCGGACAATGAGAGCGACTACACGTTCCTTGGAACGATTTTCGAGGGTCTTCGTTACCGGCACGGGCGGCGGTCAGCGATTGCTCCTACTGCCCCAAGCGCGCGGGCGATCGATTGGCTTCTGCGGCGGTTGTCGAAGAAGGCGGATCTTCCCGAAATCGTGCGGGTGTGCCACTGCGGGAAGTGTGGCCGGTGCGGGCGCACGTTGACTGTGCCGGAATCGGTGGACACGGGGTTCGGCCCCGAGTGCGCCAAAATTCTGAAAGGAGGAGAGTAAACGATGTGTGCGATTACGAAGCCGATGCTCGCCGGTAAATGCGAGCAACCCGAGGAACTGCGATTTCCGGTGCTGGCCACGCCCAAGCTTGATGGCATCCGTTGCCTGAAGATCGGTGGCAAGGCGCTGACTCGCTCGTTCAAGCCGGTGAGCAACCGGTTTATCCGGGAGTGGATCGAGGCGAATTTGCCCGACGGCGTGGATGGCGAACTTGTCGTGCCGGGAGCCACATTCAGCGAGACGAGCGGGCATGTGGGACGCGAGTCGGGCGAGCCGGATTTCCGGTTTGCAGTGTTTGATTATGTGAGCGGCGGAACCGACCGGCCGTATGAGTGCCGGATGGCGCAGTTGGAACGCCTGGCTGAGTGGGACCGCGTGGTGAAGGTGCTGCCGATGGCGGTTCCCGATGCCACACAACTCGCCATCTATGAGGAGCGCTGTATTCAAGAGGGCTACGAGGGCGTGATGGTCCGTGATCCGGTCGGACCCTACAAGTGTGGGCGGTCCACGGAGCGCGAAGGTTGGCTTCTCAAGATCAAACGGTTCGAGGACGCGGAGGCTGAAATCCTCGACACCTACGAAGGAATGACCAACCAGAACGAGGCGCAGCGGGATGCGTTCGGTCGCACGAAGCGTAGCCTCAGCCAATCTGGCATGGTTGGGCGCGGTGAACTCGGTGGGTTCGTCGTGCGCTCGCTGGAAACAGGTGTGGAATTCCGCCTCGGCTACAACCATGTGGTCGGCGGAATCGACCGCGTGAGCTTGTGGGTGCGGCGCGAATTTTTGGTCGGGCGGCTCGTTCGGTTCAAACACCAGCCGAGCGGAGCGAAGGAAGCTCCGCGCTTTCCCAAGTTCTCGGGCTTCCGCGAGCAATGGGATCGGTAGGGGATCCCAGCGAAACGTAAAATCGGCAATATACCTACACCAGCCGCCGAGGGACTCGTTCTCTCGGCGGCTTTTTTACAAGTTTCGGGCTAATTGCGAGGCGGAGGTTTCGTGCATTCTCACGCCTGATAAACGAGCGGGGGGAGGGACTGCGAAGCGGAATCATTTTCGGTGCCAACATGTTGGCTTTCAGTGAAATGGTGAAAAATATGGCGTGCATTTTCTGATGGATACCTAAAGTTCTGTGCATGAGGCTTTTGGGGGATGAAAAGCAAGACCAAACCGCAAGACCTCGCCGCTGCATCCATTGCATTCGGCGTGGAACTCGAAACCGCCATCCCTGTGTCCTCGGGCATCACGGTCGGTGGATATCATAGGGGGTTGCCGGTGACGACGGCCCAAGCCACTGATGGAACAATGGTGAGCGCGCCGGCATTCGGGGCCTCCCGATGGAAAGCCGAACGCGATGGCTCGATCCGGTATCAATCCGGTGAGATGCCATGCGAATTTGTGTCCCCGATCCTTCGTGGACCAGACGCGCTTGAATGCCTCGCCGGCTTCACCCGATTCCTTGATCAAATCGGGGCGCGGGTGAACGATAGCTGCGGCTGCCACATCACGGTGTCGGTGGACAGCGTGCTCGGGCTCACATCGCTCACCTCGGCAGATGAGCTGGTCAATGCGCGTGTGGAATTTGCGCGCAAGCTCGCCCACATCGCCAAGTGGCATTCTCGCGCTATCTACGGCCAGACGGGCACTGGACGGCATTTGAACACTTCTTATGCAGCCCCGCTGCGTGATGAGGTTGGAAGGTTGGTTCGGCGGATGGTTGGGGAAAACGACCGTTTTCGCAAACACGACGCCGCGAGCCTGTGTGGGCGAGGGATGCTCAACCTCAAAAAGCTCGTGAGCGACGGGCTTGTGGAATTCCGAGCGTTTGCGGGAACGACTAGCCTGCACAAGATCGAGCACCACTTGGCCACAGTGCTTGGCCTGTGCCGCCGGGCCGCGCAGGTGCAATGCCTCGGTGGATTCAAGAAAAACAAGGTGCAGGTGGAACGCACGCGCACGGCCGTGGAGGCGGTGAAGTTCCTCTGGGATTATCTGGGATGGACGGGGAGTAGCCGCCCTGTGGCGCTCGGGCTCTTCGGGCGCCTGCACGAGGACTTCAAGGATTATCGGAACGATGCGCTCCGCCTGTGTGCGAAATTTGATGCGCGATACCCCGACGCCGCCCTTTGAGGAAACAAAAATTTCCGCGCCAATAGATACGCAAGTCGCGTATTCGCGGCGCGGAGCAACAAGAAAGAAAATAACTATGTGTGTCATACTGGTATGCCCGCAGGACGTCCGTCCCAGCGGCCAAATATTGAATGCCTGTCAGAAGGCGAATCCGCATGGAGCCGGGGTCGGCTGGCGGCAACGCGGACGCGTTCATTGGATGAAGAACCTGAACGCGGAGGAGGTTGGTGAGTTGCTGCCGCAGCTCGCTGGTGAAGTCGTGATCCACTTCCGGTGGGCGAGCGTGGGGGGAGTGAACCCGAGGCTCTGCCATCCGTTCCCTGTGGACGGCGGAGCAGAGACGAAGCTCAGCGGCACCACAAAGACGCTCCTGTTTCACAACGGAACATGGAAGAGCCACGCGAGCGCGCTGGAGTATTTGGAGCGCGAGCAGGAACGCAAGATCGTCGGGCCGATCAGTGACAGCCGGGTGTTGGCGCTACTCGTTGCCCATGCGCGCAACCCCGACATCCTCGACCAGATCGAGGGCCGGTTTGTGGTTTTCGGCCACAAGGAAACCCGCGTCTACGGAAGCTGGCAGGAGTGGGCTGGCATGCGGTGCTCGAACCTCGCCTTCCGCTACGAGATGGAACGCGAAGACCACCGCGTGCGATGGGGGATCGGTCGGCGCAAATCGCTCCACGATCAAGTCTTGCTCGATCTCTGGGAAGGGAGGCAGTCATGACCGTGTTCAAGATCATCGCCAGCAAAGGCGGAAGGGTGGTTTTCGACGAACGCGTGGAGGCCAACACTCCGCGCGAGGCACGGCGTAAGATGAAGGAACGCCTCGGGATTGAGACCCTGAGCGGCATTGTCTACGCGATCACAGAAATTCCGCTCTACCTCATCAAGCAAATCGTGGCCGAGGAAATCGCCGCTGCAACCGTGCGGCGCGAAGGCGGCAATGAAATTGATGTGGCGGCACTTGTGCAGTCGGCTGTGAGTTCCGCTACCAGCACAGCCATAGGGAAAATCGAGCGCAAGATCGACGTAATCGCAATGCCTGCGCCCTCTTCAATCCGGCGCGATCCCCTGGCCAATATGACTGGTGTCCCAGAGTTCCTCGCCAATGAAGAGGCAGGCATTCCAACTCTCGCAATCGTTGGCCCCAATTGGAAGGCGATCAAGCGTGATTACCTGCAGACGAGGAGCCCGAAGCAAACCGCTGCAAAGTTCAATATACCGGTCAACACCCTCAAGGCGCGGGTGAGAAGAGAGGGGTGGGGAAAATGAACAAGTTGCACGAACCTGAAGTCGTTCCAGCCGGCTTTGGAAAAGGTTGGACGGTTGTGCGCGTGGGGCGCGATGAGTGCGGGCCATTCCAAGACTGGATTGGTGTTAATTACCCCGAGCACAAACAAGCTGAGGACGCCGCTGCGAATTGGGAACGCATTCAAGCTACAACCGGAGGCAAATCAGTATGAAATTCTATTCGGTAAGCAGGCCGGTGATTCGTGTCGAACGCTACCGTCAGACACGGTTCTGGGCGGTGTGGCGAGGCCCCGAGTTGGTGGCGGTTGTCGTTTACAAAAAGGGCGCAATGGCTGTGGCAGAGCTCGCCCGCAAGTTGGAGGAACACAATGAGCCCCGCCTCGTTCAAGCCGCTTGAGCCAGACGACCTGATCGGCAGCGCGGGAGTTGCCGCTCGGGCCTTGGTCGCCAAGGCAAAGCGGGTGCGATGTGGAGGAGATGGTAAGATCAAGGTGCTCCTCTACGGGCCACCTGGAGTCGGGAAGACGACGATTGCCGAAATGGTGGCCCGCGAACTCACTGGCAACGAAGCCTGCGCGATCGAGGAGCACAACGGCCGCGAAATCACGATCGAGGTGGTGAGGCGCTGGATGGACGGGCTCGCCTACAGGGGAATGTTCGGAGGAGGCCAGAGTGTTCGGATCATCAACGAGTTGGATCGCTCATCCCGCGATGCGCAGGATCTCATGTTGGCCTATCTCGACCGGCTTCCTCGCGACCGCGCATTCATAGGCACAAGCAACCTGCAACTGGACCTGTTGACCGAGCGGTTCCAGACGCGCTTCCAAGCATGGAAGATCACAGCGCCCGATAGCGTCGAAATCGGAAAATGGCTCGTGCGGCGGTGGAAAGCCCCGAAGTCACTCGCCGATCAAATCGCCGTGGGATGCGGTGGGTGCGTTCGAGCCGCACTTGCGGATCTCGAAAGTGCCTTCGATTTGAAGGGCTGCAACGAGGCCCCAATCCAAAAACAAAATAAGCTTAAAAAATGGTGAAAAATACTGATGGATTCAGCGCAGGAAATGCGAGAGGCCAAGGGTGCAATATGAAGCACACCATGCCACTCAAAAACCACAGCGGCAGCAAGTTCGCCGCTGCACTTATCGAGGCGGACGCACCACCGCGCGACGACCTCGAGCTCTATGAAGCCGTGAGGCGCACAGGCGGCGCGTATGTGACCGCCTATGCCAACTACACATTCCAACCGATTCTGCCGTCCAAGTGGACGACGCCAGACCAATTTGAAGCCATATGGATCGGAGACCGCCTATGAACCGGCCTACTCCCGACCAGCTCACCCAACTCGACCTCATCCACACCGAGACTGGTGTGAGTGCAGTCGCCCTGAGCGCTGACGACCTCGCAATGCTCGCCCGATATGTGGTTGGCGTGATCGCGCAGAACGATCGCCAGCGCGCCGAACGCAAAGCCCGTCGATGTGGGCTCATCAATTTCCGCGTCCAAGAATACGCAAGTCGCGTATTCGCGGCGCGGCTTAACGCAGAAACCAGAAAACAAAACGAACCATGCCTGAAATGAATGAACCCGATATCGCCTACACGGGCGACGAATCCCAACCGGTGGAAGACCACCGCAATCCACGCCGCCGCGGACGACGCAGCGACGGCAGTCAAGCGCCCGAGGTCGGCATTATTATTGATACCGAGCCAAGGCACGCGCTCGACCGCCTCGTGCTGCAACCCAGCGTGATCGCTGACATTGAAGCCGCCCTGCGCTTGATTGAAATCCGAGAGCAACTGGAGGCCGTATGGAAGTTGCATGAAATCCAACCGCAGCGAGGTCGCTGCATTGTGAACTTCTACGGACCTCCAGGCACGGGGAAGACACGCGCCGCGCTTGGAATCGCGAGGAGGTTGGGCAAGCCGCTCTACCAAGTTGATTACAGCGCGATCGTGTCGAAATATCTTGGCGACACGGCCAAGCATATCGCGCTCGCTTTCCGGCAAGCGGCCGAGGCCGATGCGGTGCTATTCTTCGACGAGGCCGACTCGCTCCTCTCGCGCCGGGTGGCAATTGGTGAATCGTGTTCCACCTCGATCAACCAGAACCGCAACTGCCTGATGCAAGAATTGGACCGATTCGGAGGAGTGGTCGTGATGACGACGAACCTGTTCGGGAATTACGACGAAGCAATCCTGCGCCGGATCGCTCGCCACATTGAATTCGTCCTGCCGAATGTGGAAATGCGCGAGAGGTTATTCCGCGCCCACTTGCCGAACGCCGAGTTAGTGCCGTCCGACCTGCGACAAGCGGCGATCAAAGCGCGTGGGTTCTCAGGCGGCGACATCCTCAATGCGTGCCTGAATGCGATGCTTTCCGCCAGTGCGGACCCGATCCCTGACAACTGGCAACTCAGTGAGGCGGCACTCCTCGCCGAAATTGCAAAAATCCAATCCGGAAAAGCCGCGCACTCGGGAACTGCCGAGCGTCGTGCTGCGACCCTCAACTGA